CTCGATGAGCTGGTCACGGGATTGTTTTGTATTGTTGCCAGCAGAGGACCCGAGTCGTCAGAGCCCCGGATCCGAGAAACGCCGAAGGGCGGAACCGTGTGAACCGGTTCCGCCCTTCGCTCTGCTCAGCAACCCCCGTCGGCTGGCTCCGGGACTGCGATCTCGACCGCCACATCCCCGCCTTGCGCATTTCGCGCCTGCGCCAGGTAGTTCACCCCCTGGAACGGTCCATCCGAGGCCGCTGGGATCTCGCCCTCGACTTGCAGCCGGTGCGCGACCTTCAGGACGTCGCTGTACGGGGCGGTCCAGATCTTGGACTCCATCAGGTCCGGCGCCACGCGCTGGACGTGGTCGATGAACGCCTGGACGTCGTTCAGGGTGATGCCGAAGTCGTCACCGGATACGATCTCCAGCTTCATGCCTGGCTTTGCGTGGGTCATGATGTTACCTCCTCGATCTGGTCGGCGACCGCCTCGGCGTCCGCCATGGCCTGGGCCGACTGCTCGGACAAGGCACGCGGGTACGGACGGATCGCCCCGGTCGGCCGTGCGCGCCGCTGGACCCTGATCTGCGCCTGCCGCATGTCAGGACCCCATCAGGTCGGTCAGGCGGACGCGCGGGGCCTTGCCGCCCTTGGGCGCCCTCGGGTCGGCCAGCTCGTATCCGTCGATCACGGAGTCGAGCAGGGCCCGGTCCGGGTAGGCGAACACGGGGGTGAGCCGGTGCTTGCGGGTGACGGCCCATCCGCACTGCTGCGGCTCGGCGCCCGTCTCGGCGCGGTAGGCCTTCGCCACGGCGCTGCCGACGGCGGAGCGCATGCGGCGCGCCAGCTCGTCGTCGGCGCCGCGCGCCTTCAGGGCGTCCTCGACGGTGGCCACGGCGCGGTTGCGGTAGGCGGCCACGGCGCGCTCCCAGTGCGTGCCGGGCTTGCCGCAGGCGCGGCTCGGGGCCTTGCGCTGGCGGTCGAGCGGCTGGCGGATGCTGCGTGCGGTGTCACTGGTCATTTAGATCTTCCCTGAACTACGGGCCTTGCGGCCTTACCTGATGACAACTAGGAGACTAGCGCACCTTGTCCGCACTCGCAACAGGGTACTTCCAGCCCGATCCGTAGGGTCCGGGGATGCCCCGCCTCAGCCAGGAGTCGACCTGCTCTATGTCGAACCACCGGTAGCCGCGCGGCGATCCTTCCGCCTTCCGGGTGATCTCCACAGGCTGTGGAAAAGCCTCTCCGGCGGCGTTCAGGGTGCCCCGGTGCCACCAGTCGCGGATCCGTCGGCGGTCCAGCGGCGGGTCGATGGCGTAGCGCTCCGACAGGATCGCCGCGAGCCCCTGGAATCCGGCCCTGCCGTCTCTTTCCTCCCACAGCCTGCCGACGGGCGACATCGCACCGTCTCCTTTCCCGCATGGATGCAGTACCAGTGCGCGGAGTCGAACCGCACTCGACCAGGGCAGGCTCCCCGAAGGTCGCTTTTCGCCGGCTCGCCCGTTGTGTCGCGGCGGCGGGCTAGAAACCTGGCCACCCCGCACCTTCGTGCGGACTGGTACTGATGACAACTATAGCCGTCCGCCGACCGACCCGCAAGCCCGGCACGTGGAAGGGGCCCCTGCGGCGGCGAGGGGCCCCTTCGCTTCCCCCGTAGCGCCCCGGCCGCGCGGTTGGCCCGCCCCTCGGGGGGAGAAGGGGCAGACCTGGTCACACGCGGCCGGGTGCTTCGCAGCCTACTGCGCCCAGGGCGGCTGCGGCGCGCCCTGCGGGCCGCCCTGCTGATCGGGCTGCGCCTGCGCAGGTCCACCCTGCCCGTTCCACGGCGCCGTGGGCACCGGAGCGGCGGGCGCCGGACCCTGCTGAGGCTGCTGCGGCTGCGGCTGCTGGAAGGGCGCCGGGGCCGCGCCGTAGCCGGGCTGCGGAGCCTGCTGCGGGTACGGAGCCGGGGCCGCCTGCGGGCCGGGGATCGGCTGCTGCTGCATCGGGTTCCACGGCTGCTGCTCCGGCATCTGCGGCTGCGCCCACGGCGGGACGCCCTGCTGGGTGCCGTTGGCGGCCGGGACCGCCTGCGGAGCGTCCCACGGGTTCACGGGCGGCTGCTGCGGCGCCTGCGGGCCGCCCTGAGGCCCCGGAGTCGCCCACGGGTCCGGCTGCTGCGGCGGCGCGTAGCTCGGCTGGCTGTAGTCCTGCTGCGGTTGCGCGTACGGCGCCGGAGCCTGACCGTAGCCCGGCTGCATCGACTGGAACTGACCCTGCGGCTGGTACTGCGGCGCGGCGCCGTAGGGCTGCTGGCCGTAGCCGGGCATCGCGGCGGGCGCCTGCGGCTGCTGGAACTGCGGCCAGGTGGTCGGGGCGCCGGGACGCGGCGGACGGATGTCCGACACCTTGTTCCGGCTCACGCCCTCGAACTCCTCGACCGTGATCTTGATCAGCACCGGCTTGCCGACCATCGCCTGGGCGATCTGCTCCTCCGGCGGGTTGGTCTTGACCCACTGCTCCGGGATGCCCATGGCCTCGAACTGCCGGAACATGATCCCGAGGGATTGAGCCGCCGACGGACCGTCGGTGGTGACCGTCATGTACTTCCGCAGCGCCACGCGACCGGCGTTCGGGCCGGTCGTCACGCGGAGCCTCACATCCCACTGGCCCTTGGTGCCGTCCTTGGTCTTGCCCCAGGTGCTCGACTCGACCACGGCGTCCACCACACCGGCGTCGTAGACGAAGATCGAGCTGTCGGCCTGGCCGTACAGCGAGTTGAAGTCGTACTGTCCCATGATCTAGTTCCTTCTTCCCTGGAGTACCTGCGTGAGCATGCTCTCCGCTGTGTAGCCGGGGTGGTAGGCGTCCCCGATCTTCATGGTGTACGGCAGGCGTCCTCCCAGGCGCTCGCCGGTCTCGAACTGCGGGTGCGGGCCGATGAACATCAGCCGGTTGCCGTCCTGCTGCGCGCCCAGGTAGCCGAGCACGTCCACGTAGTACGGCAGGTAGTCCTGGGCCTGGCCCTGGACCATCGGGCGCCAGCGGCCCTCCTTCAGGTGCGTACCGGCCACGAAGGTCATCGTCCACAGCGGCTTGACCGGATGCGTGATCAGGTCTCGGTACGAGCGGACCATGGATGACACCTGGCGCAGCAGCGCGTTCCAGTGGTCGCGCTCGATCTTGCCGGGCCCGGCCAGGTCGTCGATCACCCGCTGCTGGACCTCGGTCACCGAGTCCATGCAGCCGGAGTTGAACGGGTGCTGGCCGGAGTCCAGGACCCGGTAGACGGCGGACACCGTGCGCGCCTCGCGCACGAGCACGATCGCAGTGTCCCAGCTGCCGTCGGGACGCGGCGGCGGCTCGCGCAGCGGGTCCCAGTAGACCTTCCGCGACGGGGTCCAGTACGAGGACCCCTCGACGTCGAGCACGAAGCGCGGCGTCGGGCCGGAGTCGCCGAAGGTGGACTTGCCCGCCTTGGGCAGGCCGTGCACGAGGAACGACAGGCCCTGCTGCTTCCGCTGCCGTGGCGCGACCGGAGCCGGGCGCATGATCGTCATTGGCGAGTACTGCTGAGCGGTCATCCGACGACCGCGTTCCAGATCTCCAGGCAGGCCATCGCCAGGCCGAACATGACCGCGAAGTCGAACGCCGCGTGGGTGATGCTCGTGATCCTGTCGGTGATCCTCTTCTGCTTCGCCTCGGCGACCGCGTTGCGCTCGGCGATCGTGTTGACCTTCGCCATGAGCCGTGCGTCCTGATCGCGGATGACGCCTTCCACGACGCTGCGTGGCACGCGGGGGTTGGCTGTCGGTTCACCCATTGATCTTCTCCATCTCTTCCCTGATCGTGCGGAGGGCGTCGTCCCGGTAGTACTCGTAGGGGTCCGCCTGCCGGAATCTTCCACTGCGGACAAGACTAGCAGACCAGTCACTGCCGTCGTTCATCATGGGGCAGATTTCCTTGAAATCGCACCACCACTTGCAGTCGTTCGGGATCTCCGTGGGGAACATCTCCGACTGCTGCAGCGGGTTGATCACGGACAGGTCTCCGCCGCTGCGCCGGTACGTGT